TTTTGCAATACGGTGCAGTTCCCTATGCCCAGATAAAGTACCGTGGTCAGTGATGGCAATTGCTGGCATCCCTAACTCAACTGCACGGTCAACGTATTCTTCTGGAGTAGCAATCCCATCAAATAAACTAAAATGGGTATGGACATGTAAGCCTACGTAATTCATATTACCAATCTGCGTTGGTAGATGAAGTTACGGATGGGCTATCAAAGCCCAGGTAGAACGCTTCTTGTTCAGCATATGGAATCTTTTTTAGTGCTGACTCTAATGGATAAGGCTCAACATCTTTCCAGTCAAATGGTTCCTTGTCTGGTGCTGATGGAATTAGTGTGTAATTGGTTTCTGTACCTTGGCCGTTACGCTTCAACTTCCAAAGAACATTTGAAATACTGCCAGTCTCCATGGCGTATTCCTTAATTGTGTTAAAGGATGACTGCTTGCTAATACCCATTGACCAAATAGCAGCATATGGTGGTTCAATACCATCATCAACTAAAACATTGCAGTAAAAACGAAGACGGCCTCTCCAGCCAGCCTTTGGATCTTTGCGATGCATTTCTTCTGCCCAGTCACGTCCTTCTGATTCCATTGTATCTACAGCCTTGCGCTTGTAGTCCTTTGGGTTTACGTGTTCTTTTACAACAAGTGCAAGTCCACGCTTTTCATTATAGTTTGCAGAATCCTCATCAAGTTCTTCGATGAATCGGATCTTTACAGACTGACCGTCTGCTAGTTTTAACCACTTGACCTTTGGTCCGTCGTTTTCATACTTTGGCTTGTCGAGCAGGGCATTGATTGCTTTTAATCCCTTTACTACGCTCATATTATTTCTCCTTTGTTTGTTATATTAGTTTAGCATAAGCGATATAGATTTGTCAAATTGAAACTCTAAATTCTTAAGTTCTTCGTCTGGCATGTCTCCAATATCTTTATACTGATTATTTAGTTTAATAACAGAAACACGTGAAGAAAGTTTTTCAACTATTCTATCTTTCATGTTTCCTCCTGCCTCATCGTTATCGGCAATAACAATAATGTTATTGAAATACTTTTGAAGCAATTCTGTTTGTATGTTTGATACGTTTGCACCCAAAGTTGCAACGGCTGGAAGACCCACCTGGTCAAGCCTTATTGCATCAAATGATGACTCCACTACATATACTCTATCAGACTTCTTTACTCTATGCAAGTTAAACAATGTTTTGCTTTTTGGAAGTCCTGGAGTATTTTTAAAATCTTTTCCTTCAATAGATCTACCAACAAATCCAATTGGAATTCCATCTGGGCTATGGACTGGAACTGTAACCATATCTTGTTTATCAGAATAGCCAAGTAAAAACTTTGCCCAAGACTGCATTTCTATATGCCTTGATTTAAAATAATTTTTTGGTCTATCTAGTAAGACTAAATTATTATAGAGTCTTTTTAATATATCTATGTCAAATTGTTTAAACTCTTCTTCAACTATAAGGCTTTTATTAATATCATCAACAAGATTGCTTAATTTTTCTTTTGACTTAATGTATCTTGCTGATTCAAAATAAGTTCTTCCAGAAGTGTGCATTATTAATTCAATAAGATCTGCTGTTTTTTGACATGAAAAACAAAAAAATAATCCGTTTGTATTATGAACTTCTCCTGCGGGGGTTCTGTGATTATTGTGGAATGGACAAAAAATTATATAGTTTTCGGATAGTTCGGACTCAACATCTATACCAGATCCAACAAGCACTCTTTTGACTTGCTCTTTGCTATAGGCATTACTTTGCTGCCGTCTATTCCTAGTATCCATTTGCTTTTTCTCTTTCCCGTATATGTTCCGTATATTGTTATTTCAAAATTAAAGTAATTCTTTGTCTCGTTATAGTCTATAGTAAAATCTACACTTATGTCAAGTCTGGGGACATACCCACCAATACGCATCTCTGATATTAATAACCTCTCGTATTCTTCTCTGAGACGAAGAATAGAGGCTTCGTCTTGAATGATTCCGCCAAGGTTAAACTTCCTGATTGGTTTGTGATGAAAAGTCTCCATGCCATATTATAACTACTTATCTTCAAAATCTTTGTATCTGTAGTATCCCTTGTCAAAATCACACTGGACTAAGAAGTCTCCCATAAAACCATTACGGTTCTTTCTAAAAGCGCATTCAATAATATCACTATTTGTGGCACGACCAAGGGCTAAAACCCAGTCTGCATCATAGGCAATCTGTCTAGACCAAGAAGTTTGTCCCAGGGTTGGAACGCTATTTAAATCATTTGCATCATCAGGTGTGGCAGATGAGATGGCAATAATAGGAACTTCTTCACCAATAGCCATTAGTTTTAGTTCTCTTGAAAGGTTCTTCATTCGTACCGTTTCATTATCTGATTTCTGATTAGGAGCCATTAATTGAAGGTAGTCAACGATTACAAAGTCTGGCTTGTACTGGTCAATCTTTCCACGAAGAACTGAAGGATTAATCTCTCCACCCTGATCATTTGAAATGATGTGGAACTCTGGTTTTCCTTGAAGATTCTTTGCATGCCAATCCTTAAGCATATCCAATTCTACTTCACCATTGCTTAGTTTTCTGTGAGACCAACGACCTTCTCCCATAATTGTAAACACACGGTTACGAACTTCTGTTTCACTCATCTCAAGACTGATAACCAATGGGCTACGACCCTGTTTCCAGGCCTGTACAGCGAAGTAGAGAGCCAACCAGGACTTTCCGATACCAGGATATGCCAAGAAGACTCCCAACTGCCCTGGCATGATTCCAGATGGAAGATAGTTGTCAAACCCTGGCAAGCCAGTCTTTATACCTACATGCCCAAGTGCTTGCTGCTTCTTTACATTTTCAAAGTAAGCAATTGCAGACTCTAAGTCTGTAACATCAATATCACGAATTGCCGATGTATTCTTTTTTAATTCTGAAGTCTTTGTAATAAGGTCGTTTAGTGCAACTACTCCCTGATTATTTTGAACATTGCCTGCAGCAGATCTTATAATATCTTTAAGGCTATCATTTAAATACTCACCCTGTAACTCTTCAAGGTGATGCTTTGTTGCACCAATCCCTACTGCTGGCTCAAAATCTCTAAACTTTTCAGTAACTAATTCTACTGGTGGAAGAACAGAATTGTTCTCAAAATATAGTCTAATAAAGTTCCAAATATCTACATGAGTTCTTAGGAGGTTGTCAACATTTGCCTGAAGAAGAACATGTATTTGCTTATCTTTTAAAACAGCCGTAAGTAATTTTGCCTCTGTATTATTCACTTAACCACTCCTTAGCCATTTTTCTACGCTCTGCCCTATCGTTTTCGTCTTTTGCTTTATCTTTTTTTGCTTGTAAAATTTTTTCTGCGTTGTATGCAAAGTAGTTCCAGGATGGGCTAACCGCAACCAAGAAATAATACTCAAGTATATCGTAGCATACTGAAACTCCATAAGATTCAATCAGAGCATCAGAAGCCCACTGCTCAACATTTAAATTGAGAGATGGCTTTGACTCGTACTTTGCAGTATGATACTTGCTGTATCTTGAAAGCAAAGCCATTCGGTCTTTGCGTTCAGCCATTATTCGTTAATCTCAGCCTTTGCCTCGTTAATCTTTTCAGTTAACTTGTCCTCTACAAACTTATAAACACGATCAAAAGCCTGATCTGGACTTTCTCCATTTCGTCTTGAATCAGTAACGCCAAGATCAAGTCTTAGTGATTGAAAGTTTCCTAGGTTAAGCGTGTACCCTAATGTAACAGATACCCTTGTCTCTTCGTTTTCCATTTTATACCCTTCGTTAAATAGATTCAGACCATAGTGGAATAAATCGTCCATCTTCAGTTCTCGTATATGTAAGTATACCATCGCCCATTCTTCGTGTCAACTCTTGTTTACTGGGCGTAATATCATTAGTAATTAACTTATCTTTTCTTGGTCTTCCAATATGTCTTGTAGCAAGTATATCACGTATCTCTCTTACTTGCGACTCTGAATAATATGATCTTACTTGCCATCCTCTGTCCCCTCCTTTTTGGGAGCCAGTTGGAAATGGTATTGAACCATTTTTCATAAGTGATGGCATATATTTTTTGTGACGATTGACTAGGTCTGCAGTCTGACCAACAGTGTAGGCTCTTTCTCTTTTATTTTTAAAATCACTAATTAAACAACTTTCAATTTGATCTTTTGTGATATTATAAACAGACATTATTCCATTAGACTGATTCAAATGATAAATTCTTACAAGGCTACCATTAAGAAACCAAACTTTTTTATTTGCTTTTATTACAGGGAGGCTATTGTAGCCTTCGCTCTTAATTGTTCCTTTTTTAGTAGCCATCTTCCCTCTTCATAATTCTGTGCTGGATTAAAAAATTTTCTATTTCCACATATAATACAAAAAGTTTCCATATGGCTATGTTCACTAAATATCCTATCAATGAACATTCGCCCTTTGCATCTATTACATAAAAGCATTAATTTGGTATGCCAATAACAATTAGGTTAATACCAATACTAGTGTCTCCACCTGTATTAAATTTTACTGTTCCGTCTACTCTTGAGGTTGAGATACTCTTTATTGTTACCGTCACATCTTTTCCAGCATCAGTATTTCCAACGTTGATTGGGGTTGCAGTGACGATGGGTGCAAACTTAAAGTCAGTATTAAAGTTATAAAAGAATGGTTGAGAAGATCCAGCAGTTTGCGTTTGGCTTGTAGTGACCTGGACGTAGCCTCCTATTATTCTGGTTTCAGAAGTTTTGGCGCTTTGTTGTCCATTTTGAACAGTATCAACTGTGACATATTTATAGGTCGACGGAGAAACCTGAACTGCAAGATCATTGAGTTCTTTAACAATTTGATAAATATATGTTACATCTAGAGGTTGTCCACGCTCTGGTAATGGTAATATAGACATAATATAATTATACCAGAGACTTCAGTCCAGAGTTGTAAACTTGCAAAGAACCATTTATTGCTGGATTAATTGATGATATTTGAACCACAACTCTGACAGAGGTTGTGCCATTTTTTAAAAATGAATAACTAGAGTTATTACATGTTCCAACATGTATAAAGTTTCCACCATCAAATGAAGCAAAAACATCGTATAGTACTTGCGTTGATGAGCCTGACCCATTTGACCAGTTTACAAGTATAGTGTTACCAATAACATTCACGTCCCCTGGTAAAACCAAAACTGGTACAGATTCTACTAAAAATAATTGCGACCATGCTGACTTTCTGTTTTTATCCTCTGCTACTATTCTAAATCTAACTACATTTGAATTAGATGTTGTTACTTTTCCAAGTAATTCTTTTTTAATAATAACATTTTTTATTCCAGCATCAGCCATTATGCCACATCCAAAGAAAACCTAAACTCTATATAGTTGGTTGTATTTGCTGATTTAATAATTGTTTTTGCATCTGTACTTCTAATAACTGAATAACCAGTCATTCCGTAAACAGAGTTTGTTGATGTTGTATTTTCAAGTCTAAGCCCATCTAAACAAACATAAAAGTCTGAAGTCGGGGCAGAGTCTTTTATTACTGAAGAATAAATTCTTACAGTATTTATATCTGACCATGCAAAATTGTCACTCTTGTAAAGTTCTTGTATTTGTTTTGATATTACAAAATATCTGTTTGTTGCAAAGTTAACTCCTGGGTCATTGTAATTTATTTCTGCTTCAAACCTTGCCCAAGATCCAGTTGCAAAAGTTCCAGAAGATGAAAACTCAACAATGACTCTAACCTTGTCTGGAATTGTTACTGCTGCACCATTTTTATTTATTAGAGAAAATGCAAGCCTTAACTCATCAGTTGGTGAATTTTTGCTTAGGTCAATAGCAGTATCACTTAACTGAATATAGTTAGAGCCACTCTCTGCAATTAAATGATTAGCACTATTTTTAGATATGTTTGCATTGTTTCCCACAATAGCAATAATATTATTTAAGAACCTGCATCTCTCATATCTAAGAACCCTGTTCGAGTTTGTAAAAGTTTTATTGTCTGCATTGGTTTGAAAAACTGGATATACCTGATTAATAACATTTGTTTCAACATCATTTATTAAATAACCAGATGATTCAAAAGTTGCTACGACAGGACTAGCACTTTGAAGAGTAAAAGATGTAGTGGTTGGAACTGACACAATGTTTTTATTTGATAGATTAAAACTGGATGGAAGTATGCCCGATACTGATATCTGTGTTCCAGTTGTCAATCCGTGGGGAGTATCAGTTGTATAAGTTATGGTAGTCCCTGATGCCACAGCATTTGTTACAGTAACAATCCTGTCATCTAGTGGTTCATATATTGAAATAATTTCAGATGCTTGAGATCCATACTTCCAATTATCAGTATCTGAAAATGAATAAATGGTTTTACTATCTGAATTTCCTGCTGCTGGGTTGGATGCACCAGAATATATTCCTACTTCAGTTATTTCATACCTATCTTGAGTCGGCAGTTCTGCTGTCAATACAACCTTTGACACTCCATCTTCACTAACAAATCCTCGTGAAATAATTGGTACACGAAACATTTCAAAACTAAGAGATTTTTTGTTTGAAAAGTCTTGATCAGATAAGTTGTCATCTGTAGACAATGGCTTTACTCCACACCCTATAGCAATGTGTGATGCATAGGATGGAGTTTGGCCTACTAAATATTTGGCTAAAATATTTTTACCTGTATTAGTTATCATTTATTTCCTCACTCATATATTGTACCATCAAAGATTCCTCCACTTAGTAAGGTTTGAACTTCTGCTTGCATACCATCTTTTATATTAATAAGGTTTATGACTAGATCACCAGTTAATGGGTCTATATAAATAGACTTACAGTTTGGCACTTTAACTCCAGCCACCAGGTCATACCCTGTACCACATTCTGGCAAGTAGTCAAGAATTGAAATAGAAAGAGACTTAAAGAATGAGTCAGAGGATTGCAGTCTTAGAATATTGTTTGGATTGTATTGTAAATATAGATCTGTTAAATTTTTAATTGGAGCATAGACAACTTTTTGTCCATTAACTAGATCATGTCTTGATATTGTTGCTAGTTCGTGGCCACCAATATCTTCAAATAACAGATCAGTCATTATATCAATTGGCATTAACTCGTCATAATTTAAAATTAAATCAGGGGTTGCAATTTTAACTGCACTGACATCTAACTGTGTTTGTGGATCTGGAAGGTTTGCTACCGCATCATTTGCCATTACACTACCTCACTTAAGAATAAGGTCATCTCTGGACCATTAGAACTTCTTGAATAGTCTATGTTATAAACCACAAACCTACTTAGTGGATCGGACACTTGACTCACTGTATTTTCTTCATAATCCAAAGTCACTATATCTCCTAGTTGAATTGTTGGAATTGAAAAAATTTTAACACCAACAGATTTTCTTGGTTTTGATATTTTATCAATAACCCATTTCATTAAACTTTTTGCATCATCATGCGACTGAATGTATTGTGCGTTTAATGTAAAATCTTTTTTGCCGTATGTCATTCTGCTTAACTTTATATCTTCATAATCCTTTTTAAATTTATATGGATTTGATACTGTTTTATCTGTTAAAAATTGTGGATTAGAAAGATCACTATTTTTATTAAAATAATCATCTACTGTCATTTTGTTATCTGATTGCTGTGTAAATGTAATGCCCTGTATTCTTAAATAGTTTCCAGTTGTTTCATCCAAACTAATGGCAGTGTCTGTTGAGTTTAAGACTAAAAACTCTGCCCCATATGAACCAGCCCTAAATCCAGAAACAACATAACCTTTTATTTTATTAAATGTTGGAGATATTTTAGCGGTAAGTGCTGGAAAGGCTTTATCATATTTAAACTTAAATGTTGCAGCCTCTCGCATAATGCTGCCAAATTCTTCAAAATAAATATTGTACTTAGGCATTTCAGAAGAACCTATGCCAGCAAGATAGGTATTTTGAATTAATCCACTAAGGGCATACTTTCTAAATGATTCATTTGCATCAATATCAGAATCTCCAAACACAGAATTTACAGGTGCACCTAAAGAGAATGAAGTATTTTGAGAATAATTATTGCAAAGCGCATAAACATTTTCAAACATTATTTTTGAAGATCCTCTTGTAAATAATGCTATGTTTGAATATGCTGGAAGTGGGTCTAAGTCATCTACTGTTTTTATTAATCTGCCGTTTAAATATAAGAAAAAGCGTCTTAAATTTCCAATGTCTTCGTACTCTACAGCAAGATCGTAAACTGTAGTATTTTCCTCAGCAACCATCCTTGCTTGGCCAGTAAATCTTCCTGCGTCTACAGTAATCTCACCTAAGCCTTCCCAAAGTTTAACTGGTATAGCCTTTCCATTTTCAGATTTAACTTTATAAAAAAGAACGTTAGAGACTCCCTGTCTTTCTTCTTCTGACAGTTGTCCAAGTCCCAGTGCTGCTATTTCGAAATAATACCCAACGTTTGTTGTTGGATTTAACATGAATGAAAGCCCTCCAGAACCACCAGATATATTTATATTTTTATCTGGGCTGCTACCATTAACAACATAGTACGTTGATGCTCCATTAGAGGTTTGGCCCCTATCAAGATTGTTTTCTATTTTACCAACAATTCTCATTCTTGTTCCAAAGTGTTTATATTTTTTTTCTAGATTTTTATGAACATAAGAAACAAAGTCTCTAGGTTTTTCTGCTGTTGTAAAGTTGGGACCTGTCAAAGAAAGAGCAGAAGACTGAAGTGTTCCAGACTGTACTTTTGTCAATGTATTGATTTCTCCTATAAAAGATGTTGACATAAAGTTTTTAATAATTCCACTTCTTGATGAAGTTTTAGCAAGTGCATCTGATGAAATTCCAGAGTTTGTTGTTTTTCCAGAAGATGAGTCAGTTGTTGTTGGCACAGTTAGGTCAGTTTCAAACAAATATTTAGAGTCCATATAACATCCCTTAACATTGTCATCAGACTTCCAGTAATCGGATATTCCAGAACTGTGTGCTACAACCTCGGTACCAAACTGACCACGACCATGCTTGCTTACATCTCCATTTTGTAAACTTGTGATCCCATCTTTTTCAAAATATTTTGGTTCAGAGTATATTCTTACTAGTCCAGTTGGATAAATTTTTCCATTAAATGGAAGTTTGGCAAAATAGTTTTGATAATCCTCGACAGAAGTTATCCACACATTTCCTATACCTCCCACATTATATTGCACTGCATCATATTTTATAATTTCTCCTTGAGAATAAAAGTATCCATTATATCTTGTAATCCAATATACTGCTTCTCCAAGACTAAAAGTATTGTTTATTAATACATTGTTTTTAACTATAGGAAGTTCTGAAGATAAATCTGAGTTTAATGGTATTGCACTAAGAACGTATGCCGATTGATTACCAACTTCATTATTTATAGATTTTGTATTTTCAGTTCCAGAAACTTCCCACAGTAATGCTGGCTTGTACGTATAATATCTTTCTCCATCCACAAGACTTGCTTGCTTTATGGATCCAACAGACCTTTGTATATGCCTTACCTGATAATTAATTGTTCCGCCATTGTATACAGATTGGTCTTGAGATGAAACGGTGATTATGTTTGATAATTTTGTAGTGGTTTTTTGATTTTGAACTCTTCCTACTGTTTCAAAATCTTTTGTTCCTTTAAGTTCAAATGTGGCGGGTCTTTCTTCTTTTGTTGGAAGTATGTAGTTTTTGCTCATCATTACAAAATTATTGTATTCATCAAAGAACATTGCAGTCTGTGTTGATATGGCAAGGCCTTGAAGAATTTCAGCAACATTGCTACCTGGAGAAACAAAAAAATATGGGATAATCATTTCTTTTTCTCCAGCAACTCTTTTAAATGTATAGTTTGCAAACCCAATATAGTCAAGCAAAAGTGAGACTGCCGAACTTACTGAAACCTCTGTCATCAATATTTCTGGAGCCTCCATAGACTCTAGATACCAAAACATATCTCTTAGGTTCATGGATATTCTTTTATTAATAATATCTGCTTTTGGGAAAGAGTCTGAATATAATGTTTTCATTGGAACGTAATAATCCCATCCATCAACATCAACTATTACTTCATAAAATTTTATTTGAACATGTCTTGTTATGTATTTTGCAATTATGCTATCAATATTATTTTCATTAAATCCTTGATCATAGTCAAACAGTGTGATGTTTCCATTTGATGCAACTAGTTGACCAACTGGCAAACCAGAAAGACCAAGATCTGATGCACTTTTGTTTATAGAGTAATCTAAAGTTTTATCTGATAAGTTAACTGAAAGTCTTGGAGATATTTCTATAAGGTCAAATGTTGCATCTTTTGATGTCATTGTTTCAACAACAACCCTTACTCCAGAAATATACTCAAACTCTCTATATTGTTTCTTACCATCAACCACCTTTATGAATGAACTAGGGTTTGTTACGTCTGTTACAAAGTTTGTTAGTCTGTTTGTTTGTGTGTCTTCTAAATACCAGCCATATTTTGGGGTCTTGGTTACATACTGTGTACCGTCCCAAATATGGTACGTTCCAATATCATTTTCATTTTCTTTAATTAAATATGCATATCCAACTACAGACTTTTCTGGAAGAAGGTCTACGCTTGTATATGTCTCCGCTATAACAAAATTTAAAACCCAGTCTTCTGGTACCACTAATCCGTACGCAATCTCAACATATCCATCACTTGGAATTACAGGAGAATCGTCTTTTCTTCGTATTGATGGATTGAAAGATATTATATTCTCCCAATTTCCATTTTTTAAAAATTGTATTTTCCATTTGCTTGGAGTTTTTTGATTTGTTTCTCCATAGAAGGGGTCAGAAAATGATCCAATAGACGATGAGAAAGGACCAAGATTTTCTGTTCCTATGTGGGTTTGCATTTTTATAACAACCCTATTGGCTGGTATATTTTCTTTATAAACAACAAAAGGACAGGCATCTTCTATGTTGTACTGTGAACCACGAATACTAGATGCAATACCATACTCTTGTCCAAACTCTGTTCTATATGAAGTCCAGTATTTAAAAATATCTTCTCTGTCTGGCATATAGTATCTTGGTCTGTCTGCCATTACAAGGTTTGGGTGGTGGAGTTTCCTATTTTGAAAAAATGCTGCTTTATTAATTCCAGACCTAGGTCGAAACTGATTAAAACAATCTTCTAAAGAATAAAGACTTTTAAGTTTTTCTTTTTTAGTAAGTAGAGTTGTTGGTAAGCCAGCATTGTCATAAGATCCATCAAGAACAATATCGGCATCTGTTGCCCCACTATAAAAATTACCAGAATCATTAATATCAAAACTTGTAGGTAGTGATGAGTATACAGACCCTGTCTGTGTTGGTCGAAACCTATAATTTCCTATGTGTTTAATGTTGGTTGGTATGTTCATGTTCCATTCAGCAACTACAAGAGATTTGTTTCTTATCGTTGGGGATGTTTCTAAAAAGTTTTGTAAATCTTTATCTTCAAACATTATACTTCTTCCAGACTTACCGAAACATTCCAATAATCAAAATTTGGTCCTCGTTTTTCTACAGAAAATGAAAAATCTGATATAAACATTTCTATAACCTGATTGTATTGTCTTAGGTGGCCATATGGACCTTCTGTTCCCCTAAAAATTCCTTTTCTGTCATATGCAAGAAATACCCAGAATGATCCCTTATGGTCGTTATACCATTCTTGAATATCTGCTCCTCCTGCTCCTCCGTCAGTAGTATAAGATTTATTTGTAGATATTCCTGTTGCTTGGTCAAAATTGGGAATATTTTCATGAGACCTTGACGGAAGCATGTTCCAACTAGTGCTAATTTTAATTTTGTCTGCAATATGATAAGACCTCATACGACCATTGATCATTCTTTCTCTTTTTTCAATTCTTTCATCTGAAAAATTTAATGGCTCTCTGTTATCATCAGACAAGATTAAGAACTGATCAATTAAAGATTCATCCTCTACTTGTCCTGGATCTGCGCCAATTTCTAAACCATATGGGATATAAAGTCCATCTATTAATGTACCTGAATTTTCAGACCAAAGCATTGCACTAGGTCTTTGATATTTTTTACGACTTTGCATATACGTAAATCTTGGATCAATTTCTGGCATTTGTATTTATCCCCCTTACGCTTCTGTCGTTTACTGTTTTTATTTGTGACATTACTGCTTGTGCAATTTCATTTGGATTAGCGCCTGTTTTTGCATTAACTGTTAATGTATATGTATTATTATACACTGCCCCGCCAATAGATTCACCGCTATTAATTTTTTTCATGTTGTCTACACCATAAGAATCTACAGCATACTTACTCATTATAAATTCTCCTGGGGTTAACATTGCTGGAACTGTATCTGTTCCCTTTGCAAAACCACCAAATGAGAAGTACTTAGGAATAAGACCACCCATTGACCAGTTTCCAAATGCATTTGCTGCTGCTGCATTTCCACCAAACTTTTTTAATACTGCAGCATCTTGGGCTTTTTTGGCAGATGCTGCTGCTGCGGTGGCGTTGGCTGCATCTCTTACGGCTTTTTCTTGTGCAAGCATTCCTGAAGTTGGGGCCATGGCTTTTTGTACAGCAAGATTATTTTGTAACTTGTATAAATCTGCTAAGTGCATTCCTGGAGTACTTCCAGCATTTTTTGTTACATCTCCAACATTCATTGCCTGATTAAATAGCATGAAATTCTTTGCTGCATCGTCTGCAATCCTTTGTAGGTCATCAAAGTGCATCTGAACAACAGATGACTGATCTGTTGGTCTATTTGAACCTGTTTGGTAACCTGTAGGGTCTGTCTTGGGGTCTGTCTTGGGGTCTGTCTTGGGGTCTACCTTGGGGTCTACCTTTGGGTCTGGTTTAGGGTCTGGAGTTGGGTCTGGTTTAGGGTCTGGAGTTGGGTCTGGTTTAGGGTCTGGTTTAGGGTCTGGTTTAGGGTCTGGTTTAGGGTCTGGAGTTGGGTCTGGTTTAGGATTTGGTTGTGTAGTTGCAGGTGTGACTGCTGCTGCTGGAGTCTGTGCGCCATAGGCATCAATAAGTCTTTTCTGAACATCTAATGCAAGTTTCATAGAATCAACAAATGCTGCGCTCTTAATTAATGCAAGGTCTACTTTATTTTTAATTGCTTCCCAAGCATCTTTTGTTAATCCAAGAACTGTGAGTCCTTCTATATCTTTGTCTAATAGTATTTGTCTTAAGCGAATAAACTCTTGTGCTGGTTCTAGTTTATCTTCTTCAATTTTAAATATTTCATCTTGAAGATCTTTAATTTCTTTTTCAAGTTGTAGTCTAGTTTTCCCACCCTGAGTTACTCTAGATAGTTCATATTCTCTAGATTTTTCTATTGCATCTTTTTGTTTTGTTACAGCGTCTGCTGCTTCTTGGGCTCTCATATCTTGTACAGCCCTTGCTGCTGCTGCAATATCTCCAGAGGTTAGCGCTTCAGCAAGTGTTAGTTGACCCTTTTGCTGATTGGAAATAGAAGCATTTGCTTTCTCTACTTCGTCTAAAGCCTTAATTCTTTCATCATACTTGTCATTAATTTTTTGTTCTTGATCTTCGATTCCCTTTAGTGCTGCCTCTTTATCATCTATTTTATACTGAATTGCTGAAATTGCATTCTGTGCATCTTTAATTACTGTATCTTGTGCTTTTGTATCTATTTTAAATTTTATGTTTAGTTCTGTTTCTTGAACATCAAAAGCCTGCATTGCATTGCCAAATCCTTTATCAAACAGACCTTGCATGAATTCAACGGTAGATTTTAATTGATTTAGTCTTTCATTAAAGTCAGAAATTAACGCATTTAATTCTCCTTGTGCAGCACCAATAATTACTGCTGGTGCATCAATTCTCATCAACCTATCTACTTTTGCTTGTGCTAAAGCAACTTGGTTTTCCATTGATTTTAAGTGTTCATCTGATGAAATTGCAAAAGCGTTTTCTGCGCCATACTTAGATCTTAGTCTTGCTTCTTGCATTGTATCTTTCTTAAATTCTGCAATGTCTGTTTTTACTCCACTTATTGCTGCTGATTTTTCTTGTGCTGCAGTCAAAGTTTTATATCTCTGAATTAATGTTTTTAATGTCTTGTCGTTAACGCCATTGGCAATTGCTGATGCTATTGTCTTATCAGAAATTAACTGATATGCATCTGCTACTGGAACCCCAAGGTTTGCCAACTTATTAAATGCAGAAGATTGATTTTCAATAGCCTTAAACTCTGCTTCCATGCTAGAATTCCAGTCACCCATAGTTATAGAGTTTAGTGCTTCTTGAATATTGGTAGCATCTCTCTTTAAAGCAATAATATTTCCCTTATTGTCAAACTTAAACAAAGAGTTCTTTTTCTCTTCATATACCTTTGGGTCCATTCCGACTATAAGAGAGATAAGATCTTCGCTTCCGCCCAAACCTCTTATATCGTTTTCTATACCGCTAAATACATCTATGGTCTTCTTACCACCAAAGAGACCTTCTAAGGCCTTACGAGAGGCACTCCAGCCTTCTGTGACCTTTATCTGGTTCTTGCGTACATCTCGTAGTTTCTTTACTAGGTCGTCTAGCGGTGAAGACTGAACTTTCGTCCCCGTGGTAGTTGGAGTAGTTCCTGTTGGAGCAACAACACCTACCTGTGTGTTATCTGTAACGGCTTTAAATCCTTGGGCTTCTTTATATTTTTGTATTTTATAAGAAAGACTTCCAGTTACTCCTTGTCCACCTCTAGGTCCAGGCTCTTTAAGCCACGCTTGGTAATCTTCGTCTGCCTGAATTATTGGATCTGGAATATTTACAATTGATGCAATGGTAGTTGTGTATACTAATTTTTGATCATCTGTCAATGTCTTAAAATATGCTTCATCGAATGCTGCGGTGCCTTTAAGTTGTGGCATTATATTATAAACAGCCTCTATTGTTTTTGGCTTTTGTGTTTCGATTGCATCAAGAATTCTATTTAGTTCATCGTATGCTGTTTTATTTTTTGGGTCTATGTAAAATCCAACTAAGAAATCTGAAGGGATTACCGTATTGAGGTTGTTCAACTTAATCATATTCTTTGCAAAGTCAAGAGCATCTGAATCTTTTTCAAATGCTTCTACCTTGGTTATAAAGTTTGTCTGAACTGTCTTGTTAACGGTGCCCTTTGCATCAAGAATATTCTGTGCTGCAACACCAATTGACTCAGCAGTTGCTCCACTAAACTTAGTAATAATTTCCATCATCTTTGGAGCAATGTCTTTATTGTCTGTTGCCATTTGCAAAAGAGTTCTAAATACGGCTGGAGGAATATCTCCACTTGCCATCTTTGCTTGAATTAAAAACTCTTGACCACTATCTATTGCTCCAGATTTTCTTAAATCTTTTGATTGTTGATTTACAACATCTACATAAGCCAACTGATTAGGATCATTTTTGTATTTTGCAGTTGTGGCTTTTTTCATTCCAGACATCATTGCTTCTTGAAGTCCACCAGCAGAGTTATACTGTGAAACAACATCTCCCTGTAAAGTACTTTGAGCAGCAGTCAATCTGTCTCTTTCTTTTATGTACTTAATTTGCAGATCATTGGCCTCATTAATTTTACCCTGCAGTCTTAACTCTTCAATTTTTTTCTGATAATACATATCAAATGAATCTAGCATTTGCTTATTTTGTTCCATTGCAATTTTTGCGTCTACGGATGCTGCTGCACCAAGAACGGCTGCTTCTTTTACATACTTTTGTGATGCAAAATATCCAAGTGCTGAACCTGCTATTGCTCCAATTCCTGCACCAATGGCTGCTCCAATAGGTCCTCCAACCATTGTTCCAAACCCTGCTACTGCTGCTGCTCCTCCAAGTGCTGAAGCCCCGATTCCTGCAATTTGTGTTGTTTTTTGTCCAGCAATTTTAGTTATTTGGTTAGCATTATTAATGTTACCTATGCTACTCTTCATATTTTTTGCATTTTCATTAATCATGTTTATTCTAACATTTAATGGATCATTAATAAGGTTTTCTCCGTTTGGTCCCAGCAAACTTTCTAGTTGAGCAATAACCCTTATACCAATAGACATATCTCCTGCTTGTCTAGCAGCATTCATAGCCAAACTTTTTGCTTGTGACATATCAATAGCACCAGACATAATTGCTGAAGATAATTGACCACCTAAATCTTTTACTGCAACGCTTCCTTTACCTGCAGCATTTTGTTCTGAAATTCTTGCTGTTAATGCTTTACCCTCTGCTGTTTGAGCAAATGCTTCTCCATAGGTAGTTTTACCAGTTGCTGATCCAAGCATTGCAAAAGAATTTTTTCTTCTTAGATCCATCTGTTCTGATGCCGTTGTTTTGCCACCAAACTTTGCTATGGCCTGAAGTGCAGAGGTAGATCCTTTAAACTTTTCACCTTCTTCTAAAACCTGATCTGCTGCTTTATCAAATGCCATTCTTAAAGCAGCCATTGCTCCTACTGTTGCAACAAGTCCTACTGCAATGGCTGACATAGGACTTTTTAACATTGGAAGAATCATAGATAATCCCATAAGTGGCATCATTAGTTTTTGTGAAAGTTCTCCAACTTTTCCTGGAACCATTGATCCAACCATTGCTGCTCCTGCTGCTACTCCAACACCGCCAGCCAATCCCATCTTTCCAGTCTTTCCTTGTGCTGCTCTTTGTGCTGCTTCTGCTTTTTTGTTTGCAGAATAAGTTTTAAGTCTGCCAGATAAAGTTTTCTTTTGTGCTTCGGCTGCTGCTCTTTCATCAATAATTGATTGTCTATATGCAACCCTTTGTGCTAACTTACTTCTTTTTTCTTGTGCTTCTAATTGACGGCGCAAAGATTTTTGTTCAGCATCAATTATTCCCTGGCCGTACAGCGCTGTTCTAGAGGCTGCTGCCTTTGCCTGTGTTTTTGCATTGTCTGCTTGTCTCTTTTCCATTTGACGACGTAAAGATTTTGATTCAGCATCAATTGGGCCATTGCCATATAATGCAGTTCTAGAGGCTGCTGCTGCAGATTGAGATGATGTTGCTTCTGGAGCATATGCATGTCCAGGAAGTATAAGTCTTGTTTTTGGACCTTGAACAACCCTTGTTCCTTTTTTAGGCGTTGGAGTCATTCTTGTATCTTTTGAACTGCCAGAAGAAGAAACAACGTTTGAAGGTTTAGGAGTTGTATTTAATTTTTTTAATTTTCCAGTCTTTTCATCTTCAAGCATTTCAGTTGGCTTAACAACAACAGATGAATGCATTTTGTGAAATGCTTTCCAATCAACCTTTCTGCCTTCTTCAAGTCTTTTAATCATTCCATCGTATATTGGTTTTTCTACATCAGAAAGATTCATACTTGCTACTGTGGCTTTTAACTTTGGAAGAACTTTATCAATTTCTGCTTTCATTGCTCTGTCATATTGCTCTGCAGTCATATTCTTTGGAATATCCAATGTTGATTCAGCAAAGAACCTTTTAGCACCACCCTTTACCCCAAGTAAATTAATTTTTGCTTGCTCTTCCATTGAAGGCATGCTTGTAGCATATTCTCTCTTTCCAGATGCACGATTAAAGACTCCTGCTGTTCCAACATCTGCAAGAGTGTTTGCTGAAAGATTTCCTCTTCCAAGATCTTTGTCACCACGAAGATTTGCTGCGACAAGTTGTCTAAAGTATTGATCTTGTGAAAACTTTCCTGTCATTTTTGCTGGATCAAACCTCGTATCATATGCAGACTCTAAAACAATTATCTTTCTTTTACCCTTTGGATCTTTAGGGTCAATCATTGTACTAATCTTTTGATCTGGAGAATCTAATCCGTGAACTTCTCTAGCAATCCTTGTTGCTCTTTGTTCTGCAAGAGCAGCCTTTTCGTCCATCATTGGCTTTACAAATACTCTACTGCCATCTGGCTTTTCATATAATCCACCAATTCCCTTAACTGGAAAACTAAACCCAGAAGTTGGAGATATCTGGGTGCCAAAGTTTGTAGGCTTTAATCTTCCAGAGGCTGTTTTCTTTGCTTCTTTTGCAATTTCTTTTAACGTTCTTGTGTCTGCATCATCTACAACTTTTGCAGACTGACTTATTGCTGGGCGTGTTCCTGCTCCAAGTCTATTCATGTTTACAACTGATCCATCATTTAACGTAACCGTTGAAGACTTAGTTACAATTTTTCCTTGTCTTCCATTACTTGTTCCTGTGGCAGGACCTTCTATAATACTGAAGCCCTTAATAAATCCCTTGTCTACAGCATCTTGTAGTATTTTCCTACTTTCTGCTGGAGTATTTCCTAATCCTTTTCCAAGATTAAAACTTGTAGATGTGTTGTATAATTTTTGCGCTTCTTGATATCCCTTAGTTTCTGCAACTGCTGGATGCTCTAAAGGAATTCTCTTTGTAAATATGTCACGAACATAGTTATCATTTACTCCTTTTATTTTACCATCTGCTAAATCTTTTTTAATTGTTTCAATTATTGCACGGTCCATAGCCTGTGCATCTACAGCAGAAAGTCTAGAAGCAGCCCATTTTCCTGGACCCATTCTTTCCCATTCAGCAATAAATGATGCTGGGTTAACTCCAACAGAACCAGTCATTGCCTTGTTCATTTCTTGTGGGAAATTAAACATTAACTTGTGAAGTGTTGAAACTGTTTCTGGTAATCCTTGTGATCTTAAAATTGAAGCCATTGCTTTTAATTTGTTTCTTTGATCTTCCGTCATAAATGGATTATCTTTTATAACATCAGAAATTAATTTTTGATCACTTTTTCCACCAACGTGAGTTTTGTTCATTGGAACAGTTGTTGTTGATGATGCCTTGTCTGCTTGAGCCAAACTTACAGTTCCAGTTTCGTATCCCTTTAGTTTGCCCTGAATAATTGCTTTAATAATTGGTCGGTTTTGTGGATCTTGTGCTTCTTTTGCAGGAATAATTGCTTCTCCAGGAGAACCAAGAATTGGAATAATATCTCCAGCCCCTGCTGGACCTGGTAATCCAGTTGTCCCTGTTGCATATTTCTTTAAGCCTTTAACGCCTGGAGCACCACGCATTGGACCAGAAAATCCTGCTTGTGCTGCGATTGCTCTTCTGTATGCATTTGCCAAAATGTTAACTGCTGTTGCTTCAGATGTAAAAGTTTGCTTTAGTCTTTGATGAACCTGATCAAGTGACGCTGCAACTGCTGCTGCCTCAAGTTGTTCTTTAGTTAAATAGTTTGTCTGTTCTCCCAATATTTGACTTGATTGACCAGTTCTGTTATAGATAGATTTTAATCCTGCAAACATTTTAATTATATTAGCAACAGCATTTGCAATCAAACCAAATCCCATTAAGAGAACTGGGCCAACGCCAGCAAGTGCCACTGTTAGAATGGTTAAGAACTTTTTGCTACCTTCTCCCAGGTTATTAAACTTATCAAGAATTTTTCCAACAAACTCAACAATTGGTGTTAGTGCTTTTAAGAATTGTTCTCCTACTGGAGCAATAGCCAATTTTAAATCTTCCATTGATTTTTTAAACTTGTAGGTTGTTGTGTTTTGTATCTTATCTAATTCTCGTTGTGATAAAATTGCAAGTTCTTCTGTAGTTGCTTTTGTTAGACCTAACACTCTTTGAGCCTGTGTACCCTGGGCTGTTACGTTCTGGAATAGCGTAGATAGTCTTGAGAACTGGAACTTGCCAAACAGTTGTTCAATAGCACGAGCACGGTTAAGAGGATCAAGTGTATCAAGTGCCTGA